GGGGCTGTAAAATAGGAAGTTCAAGCGACAAAGTAGGAATGGGTTTAGAAAGGGTTTTTAATTTAGAAACATTTAAAAAAAGAGTATTAAATGGAATTTAAAATTTGCATACCTTCAAAGAGTAGGGCAGGGTTAATAACCTCGCATAAAGTATTTAAGTCAGCAACTATATTTGTGCCTGAAAGTGAAGTAGCGCAATATAAGATTTACTCAAACGAAATAATAGGAGTGCCAAACGAGGTAAGAGGTATAACTGCAACTAGAAATTGGATATTAAAAAACACAAAACAAAATGTTTTCTTTATAGATGATGATTTTCAATATGGTGGGTATGTAGAAAGACTAACAGAAATATATACAATTAAAAAAATATATGACGAAAGTGTTTATATAAAAGAAATAAAAAAATTATTTGAATTATCTTATCAATTAGACAGTAAAATTAACGGGTTTTTTACATCAGGAAACAATTTAACACTTTACCCTTATAACCCTTTTTTATTTATAGGAGTTTGTCTAGGTTCTTGTATGGGAGTAGTTAATGACGGTTCTTATTATTTTGACGAAACTTATGAAGTTAAGGAAGATTATGAATTATCGTTAAGGCACATTGTAGATAAAGGATTGGTAGTAAGAAGTAACATCTTGTTTATGCAACACGAACACACCCAATTAAAAGGAGGGTGTAGAGATAGTAGAAGAATTGAGAAAGAAAAATTAGCAGTAAAAAGATTAATAAAAGAATACCCTAATATGATAAAAGAAGCTAAACACAGAGGAACATCTTTTAGCATACAACTTAATATATAATGGAACAAAATAGAACAAAGATTAACAAAGAGAGATTGCTTAAAGCATTAGAAAGTTCTTTAGGAGTAATAACAACAGCTTTAAAAGCAACCGACCTAAGCAGAACAAACTTTTATAAGTGGCTTAAAGAAGATGAAGAATTTGCAGCTAAAGTAGAAGAAATAGAAAACATACAGCAAGACTTTATTAAGTCAAAGTATTATGAATGCGTAAAGGATAAAGTACCTTCAGTTGTAATACACGCTGCTAAGACTAGATTAGGTTGGAATGAAACAAACAGAGTAGACATAACTTCAGGTGATAAAGCAATCAATATGCCTGTTATAACATTTGTTGAAACTGATACTGAATAAGAAATACAACCCATTATTTTCATCTGATGCTCGTTACTTTATAATCACAGGCGGTAGAGGTTCAGGAAAGTCCTTTGCTGTAACAGTTTTTCTTACTTTACTGACTATGACTAAAGGGATAAGAATACTCTTTACTCGTTATACAATGACTTCAGCTCATTTGTCAATCATTCCTGAGTTTTTAGAAAAGATTGGGCTACTAGGATTTGATGAAGTCTTTAGCATTAATAAAGCAGAAGTAGTAAATACAAGCAATCAATCAGACATTCTATTTAGAGGTATTAGAACTTCAGCAGGAAATCAAACAGCTAGCTTAAAGTCTTTGCAGGGAATAAGCACTTGGGTACTTGACGAAGCAGAAGAATTAGTTGATGAGAATATCTTTGACACTATTGATTTAAGTATAAGAGAAAAGAACATACACAATAGAGTAGTATTAATATTAAATCCTGTTACTAAAGAGCATTGGATATACAAACGCTTTTTTGAAGACAAAGGAGTTGAAGGCGGTTTTAACGGCTTTAAAGACAATATATGCTATATACATACTAGTTACCTAGACAATATAGTAAACCTCTCACAGAGCTTCCTAGAGCGTATTAAGACTATAAAGCATAGGAACTTTAAAAAGTATCAACACAAAATCTTAGGAGGTTGGTTAGACAAAGCAGAAGGAGTTGTATTTGAGAATTGGAGTATTGGTGAATTTAATCCTGATGGCTTACAGACCTCTTGCGGTATGGACTTTGGCTTTAGTGTTGACCCTGATAGTCTTACAGAAGTAGCTATTGATAAAAGAAAACGTAAGATATATTTAAAAGAACATATCTATAAGAACGGCTTGAAGTCAAATGAGTTGGCACAAATCATATTAGACAAAGTAGGTAACAAGCTTATCATAGCTGATAGTGCAGAGCCTAGACTAATTGCAGACCTTAGACATTTAGGAGTAAACATCAAGCCTGTAAAAAAAGGAACTATTGAAAGTGGTATAACTCGTATGCAAGACTATGAACTTGTTATAACACCTGAAAGCACTAACATAGCTAAAGAGCTAAACAATTACATATACGCTGACAAAGGTTCAAAGCTTTATGTAGATAACTACAATCACGCAATAGACGGAGTTAGGTATAATGTTATTTATCACCTAGACAATCCAAACGCAGGGAAGTATTATGTGCAGTAAACTAAAAACAACAAATTTCTATTATATAACAGATGAAAGTAAAAGTCAAAAAGAAAGGTAAGGTAAAAGAGTTTAAACTTATTAGTAGTTGGAAAGATGTAACTCTAGAGAAATGGTTAAAGCTTATTGATTTTGCAACAGGCACAAAGACTGAAGAAGCAACTGAAACAATAGCAGCGTTATCTAATATTCCTAAGCAGTTAGTAAAGGAATTAGCTTTATCAGATGTAGCAGTTATAATGAGTAGGATTGCAGAGCTACAGCAAAAGCAAGATACTAAGCTTAAAAAGATAATTGAAATAGATGGTATTGAGTACGGCTTCCATCCTGATTTAGATAGTATAACGCTAGGAGAGTATGCAGACTTAGAAACTTTTATTAAGGGTGGAATAGAAAAGAACTTACCTGAAGTAATGGCTGTTCTGTATAGACCGATAAAAGAAAAGAAGAATGATATTTATATTATTGATGCTTATGATGGAGACATTCGGCTTAGGACGGAAGAAATGAAAAAGATGTCAGCTCAACAAGTGCAAAGTGCGTTGGTTTTTTTTTACACTTTAGGGAAAGAGTTGTCAGAGATTTTGCCATTATATTTGATGGAGCAGCTGAAGGAAACGAAGACGCAATAGCAACAGAAAGCTTTGCTGATAAGTGGGGTTGGTTCGGTGTAATGTATAGATTGACAAATGGAGAGATAGTAAACTTAGAAAGAATAACGAATTTAGGACTGTTAGAATGCTTGACTTGGTTAAGTTATGAAACAGACTTAAACTCACAAAATAAAGTTAAAAGAAATGGTGAACAATAAAAGTTATAATAACGTAGTAAACACTTTGCTAAGACTAGGCGAGTATCACGAACAAATAAGCACAATTTCAGTTGGTGATATTTACGACATCAATCTTGAGAAGATGGAGAAGTTTCCTTTAATGCACGTAAATCCAACATCAGTTGAAACAGGAGACAGTCAATTGACTTATAACTTTCAAGTCTTTATAATGGACATGGTATCTGAGAAGTCAGATTGGCAAACTAAACAGCACGAGCTTTTAACTAAGTTAGTAGATAGAGAGAATAACGAACAGGAAGTATTTAATCAGACTTTAGCAATTTGTACAGATATTATAGGAATGTTAAGGCATAGTTCAAGACAATCAGTATTAGGTGTTGATGATATAAACGAACCTATCTATTTTACACAAGACCAATTTACAATAGAGCCATTTCAGGAACGCTTTGATAACTTATGTTGTGGCTATGTATTTAATATTGGTGTATTAGTTCAGAATGATTTTCAAACTTGTAATATTCCTGTAAATACAAGAGGTGCAGGTTACTAATGCTAAAATTTAGAATAGGAAGATTAATAGTTCAAATAGGATGGAAGAAATTTAAAATAACATTAAAGATATGAAGTACGAAGACATATTAGAAAAGCTAGAAGCAATTAGCATAGAGCTTGAAAGTTACAGCGACTATCCTCAAGCAGCTAGTAATAACGCTAAAAGAGCAAGAAAGTATAAAGAGGAAAACGGAAGCACTTGCGGTACTAGAGTAGGGTGGACACGTTCAGCACAATTAGCAGACAGAAAACCTATTAGTAGAGACACAATCGCAAGAATGGCTTCATTTAAAAGACATCAACAACATAAAGACGTGCCTTACACAGAAGGTTGCGGTGGTTTAATGTGGGATGCTTGGGGCGGTTCATCAGGTGTAAATTGGGCAATAAATAAACTTAAACAAATAGATAAAAAATAACATGGCAGATTTAACAACAACAATCACAGAAAATGTCGTATTGAACGGCTCAGTAAGAGGTTCTACAAACACTTTAACAACTACAGGAATAGTTGATGTATTTGAAAGAATTTTAACTTGTACTCATTCACAGACAACAACAGTAGCAGTATTTAATTCAACTCCTCATGGTGCAGATGGTGCCTTAGATGTAGAGAACTGTAAATACTTAAGAGTTACAAATTTAAGTGACGACCAAGATATGAAAGTGGCTTATGTAACAGCAGCAACTAACTATCAAGTAACAGTAAGAGCAGGTGGTTCGCATATATTATTTCAAGCTGAAGAAGCATTAATTGCTGAAGCAGATACTACTCCTAACTTTCCTACACTTGAAGATTTAGTTACTGTAGAGGTAAGACCTTCAGCAACAACTGATGTTCAAGTAGAAGTCTTTGCAGCACTAGTATAATGAAGACTGAAGCTCTTGAAAGATACCTTAACAGCTTTGGTAAGCAAGTAGTAAACAGAGCAAAAGGAAACTTACAAAAATCTAAAGGAGGTGGTACTAATTTAGAGAAGTCATTAAGCTTTAAAGTAGTTACTTCTGCTGAAGGGTTTAGTGTACAATTCTATATGGATAGCTATGGTACTTTTGTAGATAAGGGAGTTTCAGGAACTGAAATAAAAAGAAGTTTTAAAGACTATAAGGGTAGAACAATTACAAGTCCTTACAAGTACACTACAAAACAACCACCTAGTAGAGTGCTTGATAAGTGGATAGTAAAAAAAGGAATTGCTCCAAGAGATGAAAAAGGTAGATTTATGTCTAGGAAAAGTATATCTTTTTTAATAGCTAGAAGCATAAAGAGAAAAGGAATACAGGGAATTAGTTTCTTTCAGAAGCCTTTGATGTTAGGCTTAAAGCAGTTCGGTAAAGAAATGCTAGGAGCAGTAAAAGACGATATTATTAACGGATTAACAACAGTAAAATAAAATGGCAACACTAATAGAACAAAAACCTTTATACCCTCAACTTCCTGTAGGGCAAGAAGTTATCTTTGTAGTATCAAATAGCACAATAGTAGCAGGCTTTACAAATGTAAGGTTTATTGCTGATGTTTATATAAGTGATAATAATCCTACAGCAATTTCTTCATCATCAGTTCCCACAGCTACATTCAAAACAACCCCTAACAATGCAGGAGTAGGAATATTTGATTTTAAGCAAGTAGTGGAAAATTATGTTAGTGCTGATAATATGGCAGGAAACAATAGCTCATATAAAGGAACTACAACAACTGATGACACACCGCACCCTTTACATTTAATAGATAAGTATTCAAGAAATAAAAAAGCTGCTAGATGGCTAACTATTCAATTTAAAACGCAATACACAGACGCAAGTGGTGATGTAGTTACACCTCAAGCCCTATTTCAAAACTCAGTTGATTATCAAATATTTAACGGCTACTTAAAATACTCAGATATTCTTACAATGGGTACAGGAGCTACTGCTAATGACTTTGGCTTTGATTTAAGTAACTACAACCTTTCAGCTCAAACAGATAGCTTCTTAACTAATGCACCTGCTACACAATATGCTAACCTAAAAGATTACGGTACGATTGCTTTTTTATCACCAAATAATAACCTAGACTATATAAGGTTGCAATACAAAGACAGTTCAGGTTCACAAATAGGAACTGAAAATATAGAAAAAAATTCAGCAAATGGGGGTTGGGGTGCTGTCTCTAGTTCTATATTTTATCGTATGTTTTTCTTTGGCTGCTTTCCTGCTAACTTACAAAATTGGAGTTCTACTTTTAATGCTTTAGTTTCAGCAGGTACAATACAGGGCGGTTCAATAGTTATACAAGCTTTTGATGATAGCGGTAATAAAATAGCTAAACAATACACTATAAACATAAATTGCTCTAACTTAAAAGGGTATGAAAGTATAAGGCTTTGTTGGCTTAATCAATGGGGTGCGTGGGATTACTACACATTCACTCAGAAGTCAGTAAGAAGCATATCAACTAAAGGTTCTACATACGAACAA